AGACCGAAGAGAGAACAATCGTCGGACTTGCAGTTCCATACGGTCAAGAGATTGACCTAACTGGAAACCTAAAAGAACGCTTTGAAGCTGGAGCCATCGAGAGCGTGGAAGACGTTAAGTTATTCTATGGTCATGAAGAGCCAATCGGTAAAGTTCTAGAAGGAAGAGACACCGAAGAAGGCTATGAAATTGTAGCTAGAATCAGCGACACAGTTCGCGGAAATGAAGTTTACACTCTATTACAGGACGGCGTCCTAAATCGATTCTCGGTTGGATTCTTCCCGGTCAAAGATCGGAAGGAAGGCCAAACGATAGTTAGAGAGCTAGTGGATCTCAAAGAGGTTTCAGTAGTTCCCTTCCCAGCCTTTGAAGGCGCAAAAATAACCGAAGTCCGTAGCGAGTCGGAGACCGAAGAGGTCGAAGAGGTTGCAGAGACTCCTAATGAAACAGAAAGTGAAACAATGGAAAACATTGAACTTGACGTTCGCACCGTGCAGGACGAGGTTGCAGAATTGCGCCGAGTTATCGAAGCAGGTCAGTCCGTCGAAACAGCAGCACCATCTACACACAAATTCCGCTCACAAGGCGAGTTTGCTAAGGCTCTAGTTACCGGAGACGCTGACGCAGTTCAGCTAGCCCGTGACGCAAGCACTTCTGCAGACACCGTTGCCCTACCAGGCTTCATTGGTTACATCGACAACCTAATCGACACTAACCGCCCAACTCTATCGGCCTTCTCTCGCGCTGCACTTCCAGCTGCAGGTCTAACCGTTGAGTATGCACAGGTATCTTCTAACACTATTGCAGTTGGAGTTCAGTCCCCAGAGAACGAAGAGCTATCCTTCGGAAACCTAGTAATCGATTCAGTTTCAGCTAACGTTGTAACTTACGGTGGCTACACTTCGATGTCTAAGCAGACCATCCAGCGTTCATCCGTAAACTACCTAGACACCGCTCTACGCGCTCTATCTATTGCTTACGCGAACACAACCAACAAGGCAGTCGTAGATCTAGTTGAAGCACAGGACTACACAGGCAAGCGTTGGGACGTTTCAGCTGGAACTTCCGAGGCTCTTATCGGTGGACTAGCAGACGCTTCTTCTTACATCTTCAAGGAGACCGGACTACGCCCAGAAGCTATCATGTGTGGAACCGGAGCTTACAAGTTCCTTCTACAGGTAGCTGGCGAAGACGGCCGTCCAGTAGTGCTAGTAAACGGCGCTGGAGTAAACAACATCGGATCAGCTAACATCCCAGGTCTATCTGGTCAGCTATTCGGTCTTCCAGTAATCGTAGACCCACAGATTGCAACCAACCGTTGCTTCGTGGCTAACAGCGCAGCCATCCAGACTCTAGAGTCCGCTGGCGCACCTGTAAGACTATCTGCAGATGACATTACAACCCTTACAGATTCAATTAGCGTTTATGGATACATGGCAATCACCATGCCATTCTCCGACGCTCTAGTTGTTCTAGACATCGTTTAATAGGTCAATAAATGGCAGTGACGTTGGCAGAGTTCCAGGCTTATGTTGGAACGGATGAAGTAGACTTCCCCCAGGAATGTCTAACGTCCGGTATTGCATTAGTGACTAAATACATCGGTGCAGTGACTACCGTTCCGGTAGCACTTAACGACCAAGCGGTCTACATAACAGCCTCGGAGCTCTTCCACCGTCGTTCCGCTCCTAACGGAGTTGCTCAATTTGCTAGCTTCGATGGTGCTCCCATCCGAGTAGCCAAGGATCCAATGAACGCGGTTTACCCGTTGCTTCAAAGATACGTAGGCTATGCAGTATGAGCGAGATCAACGCGTCTAAAGTCGAGTTCAAACTTGAACTAGCGGACGCAGGGTTGAACGTTTTGGAATACATTCCGGAGCGAATAACCCCTCCAATAGTTATCATAAATTCCGCGCAGCCTTACTTGCAAACAGCACAGTTTGGCGAATGGAGTTTAGGGCTTGAAGTAGTTATGGTAGCTTCTACCGCGACTAACAAGATGGCAACGGAGAATCTAGACCAGCTCATCGAGGATGTTCTGAACGCAATCGAACCTTTGAAATACGTTCGGATAACTTCGGTAAACCAGCCTTACAATCTACAAACAAATAACGCCGAGTATCTAGCAGCGAACATGTTCGTCCAGCTAGACATCACACTTTAGAAAGGTAGCCTCATGGCCGCTTCAACAAGAATCAAAGCACAAAACATTATCTTCAAAATCGGAGCCACCGATTACGCGTGTGACGCTAACATGGTCGAGCTAACTCTAGGTGACGCACCTGGCGATGTTCAGACTTTTTGCGAAGTTCGCGTAGGCGGAGAATGGGCACTTCAACTAGACGGAATTACATCTGGCGAAGACACAAGCCTTTACCGCGTTCTGTGGGACAACTACGGCACCGAGGTTGCATTCGTAATTGCTCCTAACGGAAACACTACTCCAACCGCTGACACTCCTCACTACGAAGGTGTTGCAGTATTCAACGAGCTTCCACCTCTAAGCCTAAACAGCAACGAGACAGCTACGTTCTCTGTGACTCTTCGCGTGAAGAACACTCCTCACGATCCAGCTACTAACAAATACTTCGGAGTAGAGATCGTAACAGCAGCCTAATCATGGCCGATGGAATTAAGGTCGCTGGTCTCAATGAGGCCATACGAGCTCTTAGGGCTATTGGGGTTCCTTCCGCTGAAATAGGCGAGGCGTCTCAAGAAGCCGGAGAGATTGTAGCTAACCAAGCGCGATCCTTAGTTCCGGTCAGGACTGGAGCACTCCGGGCAACTATCAAAGCTAAAAAGATAGCTAGAAAAGTTGTAGTTAGCGCAGGCAACAATACAAAGGTTCCTTACGCTAACCCGATTCACTTCGGATGGAATTACGACAAGGTAAACCTGCAGGCTAAGAACATCAGACCAAGACCGTTCTTTAGTAATGCTTTGACAAGAACAAGGCCACAGGTCTACCAGATTTTTTTCAAGAACTTAGATAGACTGTTTCAAAAGTATTCAAACCGTAAACCATAGGAGAACGCAGAATGAGCAATTTTGATTTTGAGAGTCTAACTCTTGAAGAAGTAGAACTAATCGAGAACCTAACAAACACGGGTATCGATGACGCTTTCGGTAATGGCAAACCTAAAGGCAAAGCTTTAGCAGCTTTCGTTTGGGTAGTCCGTAAAAGGGACAACCCTAGTTACAAGATGGAAGACGCTAAAAAGCTAAGCCTCAAAGAAGCACTAGCCATGATCCAGGGTGAAGACACAAAAAAAGAATAAGAGAGCTCTCCGCTAAAAGAATGGCGGAGTTTTGCCTGGCGATGAACATGCAACCGTCGGAGTATAAGGCTCTCAAACTGAACGAGTATCTAGCGTTCATAAAGGCTTATGACAAAAGAGGTAAATAAATGGCTGGAACTCTAGCACTAAACGTTGAGATTCTAGGTGAGTTTTCAAAGCTTACCGCAGCTACTAAAGGAGCAACTGGACAGCTCCAAGGATTACAAAACACAACTAAGTCAATCGCTACTGGGATGGGCAAAGCCTTCGCAGCTATCGGTGTTGGATTCTCTCTAAACTTCCTAAAGAACGAGCTCGAGCAAGCAGGTAAGGCAGCCGTAGCAGAAGCAAAGTCAATGGAGATTCTCTCTATTGCTATGAAGAACACCGGGTCTGCAACCGCAACTACTGTAAAAGAAGCAGAAGACTCCATCAAAAAGATGTCGTTGCAATCCGCCGTAGCCGATGATCAGCTTCGTCCGGCATTCCAGAAGCTATTCATAGCAACTAAGTCAGTAACAGAATCGAACAAGCTTCTTCAGGTAGCCTTGGACACCTCCGCTGCAACTGGTAAAGACCTAGACACCGTAACGCAGGCTATGGCTAGATCTCTCGAAGGTTCTGACACAGCTTTAAACAAACTTGTTCCATCCCTAAAGGGAGTCGATGATCCACTAAAGGCTTTAGGTGAGACTTTTGCAGGAGCAGCAACCGCAGCAGCTAACTTAGATCCATACCAAAGAATGAACGTTGCTTTCGGTGAGATTCAAGAGTCCGTCGGACTTGCTCTCATGCCAGTTCTAAATGACTTTGCAAACTTCCTAGTGGAAGCCGTTCCAGACGTTCAAACCTTCTTCGCTGAAATCATGGATCCAACCACAGAACTTGGAGACGCCTGGGAGAATGTGGCAACTCAATTCAAGAACACCGCTGATCAGTTCTCTAATCTTATGGAGGTCTTCTCGGGTGGAGAGTTTAACCTTCAAACAGTTCTCGATTGGGTAACGACTCTTACCGCTGGATTGGGTCAGATAATCTTTTACTTTACTTACGTAGCTAAGGGAATGAAGGCTCTTCTCTCTGGAGATTTTAAGACCGTGGCGGACATGAGTCTAAATTACGGTAAGCAATACGCAGCCTTTGTGGATTCTCAAAATAGAGCTCTCGGTTATAGCACTACAGCCGGAGTTAGCCAAGACTTAGCAATTCAGCAAGTAACCATAAATGTAAATAACGGCAACGTCACAGCCCAGGAGATAGCGGACAAAATAAACCGTGGCAACAGATCAACTGGAACTAACTTAATTAGAGCTAACTAACTCAAATGATTCCCGACTTCAAAATTGATGACAACCTAAAGGTCGAGTTCTTAGTTCCCGATGAAGACGGCAACTCTTTCATTCTTGGAATTAGCC